ACGATTTGCTGCGCCTTTTTAGGCGATTGCTTGAAAATATCTAGTATTCCCATTAGAAACGTACCTTAATCGTCGCTTGAGTCTCTCTATGATTCTCTGCGTCTAGTTTCGCCTTCTCAGCTACCACTTTCTTCCTAAAATACTTCTCAGCGTCGATGAGTTCAGTGAAAGTCAGCTTGGTTAGACTTCTACCAGCGATTGAGTAGCTAGAAACGTCTGCGTCTGCCTTACCCTCTAACAGAGACTCAATCTTATCTAGCATGATTTCAGAATGGCTACGAGGATCGCTTGCATTGATGTCAAGATCAGCAATAACCTCAGCAAAGCCACGATCAATGACGATTCGTTCGCTGTCTGAGTTGCGGGTAACCTCTAACTGCCAGTGGTAATAACCAGGATTATAGGTAGACGTAACAGTAGAAGATTCTTGAATCAGGAAGTAGCCACCACCGTCAGTTGCAGTGATGTTGATCTCGTTACCACCGCCAGCAATTCGGGCGATATAACTTAAAGTGTATAAAGTAGGATCGTAGACTTCAGCGATGTCGCTCTTTTTCCACTGAAGATAATCTCCGACAACGATGGTTTTGGGCTCACCCTCTCGTATCTCGTCGAAGTAATTTTGTTTGTCTGCCATTGTCACCGCCATGCATTAACGAACCCCTTACTCATTGGCGGAATAAAGGGCCTTTGTGGTCTGATAGGTTCCGATTTAGTCTCGGGCTCTGGCTTAGATTTTATCCTATCAGAAATGGTATTGACATCTACGTTGAGTATAGCGTATGCGGCCATAGAATACACCATACAGTCAAGCGCCTCGTTGCGTGGCCTTATCTTCTGGAATACTCGTTTTTTATATCCTCGGACGAACTTGGTGATGATCTTCTCAGCCGTAAGTTGGAGGAAGTATTCATCGTTCAGCTTGTCAGAGAAATGCATATAACCAGCCCCAGGCTCGTTGATTCTCATCCTTGCAAACAACAAGTCTTTAGTCGCATCTACTCCTATAGGGAATAACGGACACTTCATAGAATTATTCTTGCTTGGCTTGCCTGCTATTGGCTTACCTTCACCACCAACACCCTTGATTGCGAAGTACCGTTTGCCATAGTTCTTTTTGCAATAAGCATATACCGAATTGGTAAAGTGTCCACCTGAGTCAACGCAAGCAGCACGAACAATCATCTGCCTGCCGTCTTCTGTTTCATATTGCTGGGCTAAAGTTTGATCTAGCAAGCCCCACATCTGAGGCGTAGATGGATCGCCATACAAGACCTTGTGATCGATAACCCAGCTCTCGTCGTCTCTACCCCATCCGATGACAGAGACTTCAAGACGATCATCCTGCGTATCTACTCCAGCCGTAAGGAATGCGACTTCTTCAGGGATTTGCTCCATCGGTTCACGACGTTCAGACAACGAAAGCTGATCGATTGATTCACCTGCATCGGCCCAAGAATTCCCAAGATAAGTGTTCGTCCAAACCTTTAGCTGTTCAGGGTTCTTCCTCACAGTTAAGAACTCTCTTACGCCATCAGCGAGCGGCGTCCACGGTGAGTACAATCCAGAGATCTTGAATCCTGCTACACCCTTGAAGTCTTCTTTGGCTACCCATTGTCCGTTACGGATTGACCACCTTCTGTCAGCGTCAGTCCAAAGACAGCCGCATTCCTCACACATATACCCAGCAGTCTCAGGATCTTCGTCTGTCCATCTGACGTTAGCCCAAACCAAAGTTTGTTGATGCTCGCAATGCTTACACGGGATGTAGTATTCCCGCATGTCTGATTTCTCGTAAGCGTCTTCAATCCTAGAGACACCTTGGATCGTCGGAGTAGATACCGCAATGATCTTGCGATTCCAGAATGTCGCTGTTCTCTTCCTAGCTAGACTCAAAGGATCGCCTTCAGATCCAGCAGACGCAGGGAATCTGTCGACTTCATCTGCGAGGCAGATTCTGATAGGTCTTGAGGATAATCCAGAAGGGCTGTTGGCCCCGACCAGACTAATGCTGCCGCCAGGAAAGATCTTATGAAGTGTCGTGTTGTTGGAGTCTCTAGCTCGTGGATCTTTAACCTTCCCCTGTAAGACAGGCGTCGCACGTAAGAGGCCATTAGCTATTCTGTCTTTACTAAAGGCTTGAGCCATAGACTCTGTAGGTTGAAGCATCAGGATAGGACAAGGATCATGATCGATGTGGAACCCTATGATATTGAGAAGGGCTTCAGACTTGCCCAACTGAGCGCCAGCCATGACAACGACTTCTTTGACTTTAGGATCAGAACACGCATCCATGATCCCTCGCTGGTACTCAGCCCTGCTGGTATACCATTGTCCAGCCTCTGAGCTAGTTTGACTGTCGAGCTTCCTAGAAGTATCTGCCCACGAGCTAACCGTTAGCTTTGGTGGTGGGCGCAGGATTTTCATCCCATTCAATAAGATCTTCTTCGCTTTGGACAGGTTTTCCATAATCTGATAATTCTAACAGAGCTTCCTCAACAAATTTTTGCAACATATCCATGATCACATGAATTTCTGTTTGACCACTCAATAGGGGGGCTGCTTTAGAAGGGATAGACAGCACCTTTGATTTCATGTCTGTCAAGATATTTTCCCATTCTTTAGCTACATCTTCTGTCTTTACCAGCACCTCATTGAGATGATCCAGCTCAATTTGGGCTTTGTCTGCCTGGAGTTTTACAAGCCTAGACTTCTCCAGATGCATATCGGCTGGCGCTGCTGTATTACCCGCCATTCTTTCTTGCAGATACCTTATATACCCTTGGACTGCTGGCGCTAACTCGTATCTATTGCGCTCAGTCTTTGGAATAACCCCTTCTTTGACAAGCTGCTGGACTCTTCGTTCAGTTAAAAGCAACAGTCTAGCGATAGTCGCAACGGGATAGGTCGGCGCACCTGCCTCAGTCATCATCGCCTCTTAGATCGTTAAACTTTCTGCCATCTTCATGGACAGCTTCTTTACCAGTAAAGTCCTGCCATCGATTAACGATCACGTCGCAGTATTTTGTATCTAGCTCCATCATGAAGCATGATCGATGATTTTTCTCGCAAGCTATCATCGTAGACCCAGATCCTCCGAACAGATCAGAAACGATATCTCCGCTTTTACTTGAATTTGTCAATGCTCTCTCAATCAATGTCACAGGTTTTGGCGTTGTATGCCCTTGGGTTTTTTCTTTTTTAAAGTGCCAAACGCTCACTTGTTTTCTATCCCCGTAAAAGCTGTGCGTTCCATTATTCACCCAACCATACAGGCATGGCTCGTGCTGGCTTTGATAATCCGTTTGCGACAGTGTTAGGCTATTTTTAGCCCAGATAATCATGCTACTAAAGTGGAAAAATTCCCTGAAGGTTGAGTGAAAAATATCAGCACATCTATCAGAATGAAAAATATAACAAGATGCACCCGATTTTGATGTCAGATAATAATTTTCAAAAGCAGCCCTCAATAAATCTTCTAGACCTGATCTGTTATCATTTTTGATTCCTTTGTAATCAACTCCGTATGGTGGATCTGTAAAAATCATGTCAGCCTTGTTTGATTGCATCAACTTCTCAACCGCATCAATGCTCGTACTATCCCCGCACATCAACCGATGGTTGCCTAGGATCCAGATATCGCCTTCAACCGTGACAGGATCTTCAGGTACTTCAGGAACCTGATCTTCGTCAACTAAACCGTTTACTTGCTCTGGTAGCAATAGATTCTTCAGCTCGTCATCGCTGAATCCAGTTAGGCTAAGATCAAAATCATTCTCGTCAAGATCGCCTAGCTCTAGCCTTAAAAGTTCATCATCCCATCCAGCATTTAGCGCCAGCTTGTTATCTGCAATGATGTACGCTTTCTTTTGATTATCTGTCAGATGATCTAGGCGTAAACAAGGGACTTCGGTTAGCCCTAACTTGATAGCCGCTTGGACTCTGCCATGCCCAGCGATGATCATATTATCAGCGTCGATCAAAACAGGATTCGTGAATCCGAATTCTTTGATGCTAGCAGCCACCTGATTTACTTGATCTGGCGAATGAGTCCTGCTGTTGTTGACGTAAGGGATCAGCGTCTCAACTGACACGCTTTCTAGGTTCTGTGTTTTTTTTCTTGGCATAGTAAACGAAACGAATGATTATTTTCTGTCGCTAGGCGAAGACCGAGGTGCGAATTTACC